AATTATCGGTTTCTTTAATTTGATATATTTATATATAAATTATAACCTAATATATAACAATGGGTAAAGAGTTTAAGAAAAAGTATATGCACCCAACTCGAAGAAAGTTGGTAGATATGGTTGAGACTGGTAAGTATGATAAAAATACTACCATTGGATACACTAAATCTAAAGAAGTTCGTAATATTGGAGATGTTTGGGAAGATGAACATAATAAATACGAACAAAAAGATGGTTATATCTTAAAAACAGGAAAAAACTCTGATGCTTTTCAAGAAATAAGAAATTATCTTCAAGAAAAATCAAATTGTAAAAATTCTGAGTGTAAAACCATTAAAAAAACAGATAAAGATTTAAAATTCATTCAAAGTGGTGGATTTTGTATGGAATGTACTATTGATAAAGAACATCAGATACGAACTGCTGGATTGTGGTTAGAATATCAGAATTATAAGATATGGACAAAGATGATTGTATATGGTAAAACAAAATTAGAATCATACAAGCAATCAATTAGTGAATTAAAAGAAGAATATGAAATGATAGGTTCAGATGGTAAGGTTACTGAAACATGGAAGTTACCAAAATCTATTGATGAAGTTAAAGCCGAGATAGAAGAACTTATTGATTATGGTGAAACTGAAATTAAAGAATTAGAAGTCAAAAGAGAAGAAGCTTTTGATAAGTTAAAGGAAAAAAATTATGAGCATTATATTTAGTTTATTGATTAAACGATGGAGGGAGATATTAATTCTTCTTCTACTCGGAATTATTTTATTTTTAAGAGGATGTGGAGAAGATTATGGAGATAAGACCCTTGTAGAAGTAGATGGAGAACAATATGAGTTATTAGAATCAAAAACTGATACAGTTTTTGTAGAAAAAGAAGTTAAAGTAACAAAGTATGTACCAAAGTACATTACAAAGGAAGTAATTAAAGAAGTAGAAATACCAGTAGATGTAGATTCACTTGCAATTATTAAAGATTACTTTTCAAAAGTTACAGTAAAAGATACATTAAGTTTAGCATATGATTTTCCACCAGTAGTTACCGATTCGTTGGGTAACAAACCAAGTGGAGATTTAGGATTTGGTATCTTAACTGATATCATTTCACAAAACAGAATTGAATCAAGAGAAATAGATTGGTTCTTTAAAATTCCAACAGTTTATAATACTACAATAGTAAAAGAATTACCAAAGAATGAATTTTACATTGGATTTGGGACAGGTATAGACCAAACCAATGGATTAAATAATCTTAGTGGTAATGTTTTATTTAAAACAAAGAAATTAAACATCTATGGTTTAAATCTTGGGTTATCAAATCAACTTGGTGAGTATAAACCATTTGTTGGTGGTTCTATGTATTGGAAACTAGGAAAAAAATAAATGGCTAAACAATCTTTAAAAGATATTATAAAACTTGAGTATCAGAAATGTGCTGGAGACCCAATCTACTTTATGAAAAAGTATTGTATGATTCAACATCCTGTGCGTGGTAAGATACCTTTTCATTTATATCAATTTCAAGAAAGAACTTTAGACCAATTTGCTGAACATCGATATAATGTTATCCTTAAATCTCGACAAACAGGTATCTCTACCTTAACTGCTGGATTTTCACTTTGGAAAATGTTATTCAATCAAGATTTTAACGTATTAGTAATTGCAACTAAACAAGAAGTTGCAAAAAACTTGGTAACAAAGGTTCGTGTAATGAACCAATACCTTCCAAGTTGGTTAAAACAAAATACAGTAGAAGATAATAAACTATCTTTGAGATACTCAAATGGTTCACAGATAAAAGCAACTTCAGCCGCTGGTGATGCTGGTCGTTCTGAAGCACTATCTCTTTTAGTATTTGATGAGGCAGCATTTATTGATAAGATTGAAGATATATGGGTATCGGCACAATCAACACTATCGACAGGGGGTAACGCAATCATACTTTCTACACCAAATGGTGTAGGTAACTTCTTTCACAAAACTTGGGTGGGAGCAGAAGAAGAAGAAAATGGATTTAATCCAATCAGATTACATTGGAGTGTACATCCAGAAAGAAATCAAGAATGGAGAGATGAACAAGAAGTTTTGTTAGGAGTAAAAGGAGCAGCACAAGAATGTGATTGTGATTTTATTTCTTCGGGTGATACTGTAATTGAACCACAATTGTTACAATTCTATAAAGAAACATTTTGTCAAGAACCAATAGAAAAGACTGGGTTTGATGGAAACCTTTGGAAATGGGAATATCCAAATTACAATAAATCTTATATGGTTGTAGCGGATGTTGCTCGTGGAGATTCATCTGATTATTCTGCTTGTCATGTTATTGATATTGAAAACGCATCTCAAGTAGCAGAATATAAAGGTAAATTAGATACAAAAGATTTTGGAAACTTTTTAGTTTCATTGGCAACTGATTATAATCAGGCATTACTAGTAATTGAAAATGCTAACATTGGTTGGGCGGTTTTACAACAAGTAATTGATAGAGGTTATCAAAATACCTTTTATATGAGTAAAGATTTAAAATATGTAGATGTTGAAAATCAATTACATAACAAATATAATAGAGAAGAAAGAGGAATGGTTGCAGGATTTAGTACAACCTCTAAAACACGACCACTTATTATTTCAAAATTAGATGATTACTTTAGAGATAAATCAGTAACAGTTCGTTCAACACGATTAATTGATGAATTGTTTACATTTATTTGGAGAGGAAATAGAGCAGAAGCAATGAGAGGATATAATGATGATTTAACAATGGCATTTGCAATTGGTCTTTGGGTTAGAGATACTGCTTTGAGATTAAGACAAGAAGGAATTGATTTAACAAAACAAGCATTAGGTGGAATAGGTGCACATCAACTAGATGTTTCTGGAATGGGATTCGGTGGAAATGCTTCAATGGATGAAAATCCATGGAAAATGAAAGTTGGTAATAGCAATGAAGATTTAACTTGGTTAATTAAATAATTATATATTTATAATATAAGGAGAAATAATTATGATATCATTAAAAAATTTACTTAAAGAAGAGATACACACAGAAGAATATAATGTCGAAAATTACCACGATATAAAAGAATTTTGTGAATTCATGAAAGAATACAAATCTGATATGAATGAAGCTGAGTATCAAGGTAGAACAGTTAAACTTGGGAAACCAATGCAAGGTGATGTTAAAAAATTTAAGGTATATGTCAAAAACCCACAAGGTAACGTTGTAAAAGTTAACTTTGGACATGGAGGAAGTTCAGCAAAGAAATCAGGAGAAAAAACAATGTCTATTCGAAAGAATAATCCAGATGCAAGAAAAGCATTTAGAGCTAGACACAATTGTGATTCACCAGGACCAAGACACAAAGCAAGATATTGGTCTTGTAGAAAATGGTAAAACAAAAAACAAATAAAGGTTATAATTTAAATTAGGAACAAAATGGCAGATACTTCATTTTTTGGTAGATTAACTAAACTCTTTCGTACTCAAGCAGTTGTTACTGTTGATAAGGACGGTAAGAGAAAAGTTGTTGATACCGATGAAAGACAACAAACAAATTTATCTTCTTTAAGAGATAGATATACGAAACTACAAAAAAGTTTCTTCGAACAAGCAGGTGGTGCTCAATCAATGGCATACCAACAAGTTCGTAGAGAAGTTTTTAGAGATTTTGATGCAATGGATAACGACCCAATATTGGCATCAGCATTAGATATATACGCAGATGAATCAACACTAAAGAATGAATTTGGTGATACACTTTCAATAGTATCAAGTAGTGATAAGGTACAAGATTTATTAAGAAACTTATTTTATGATGTTCTTAATATTGAATTCAACTTATGGCCTTGGGTAAGAAATATGTGTAAGTATGGAGATTTCTTCTTAGGTTTAGAAATCGCTGAAGGTAAAGGTATTGTTAACGTAACACCTCATTCAGTTTACAACACAGAAAGATTAGAGAGAACAGACCCATCAAATCCAAACTCGGTAAAGTTTAAAATTACTGAGGACCCGAATGGAAAAGAAGAATACGAAAACTTTGAAGTTGCACACTTTAGATTATTAGCAGATACAAACTGGTTACCATATGGAAAATCAATGATTGAAAATGGTAGAAGATTATGGAAACAATTATCTCTTATGGAAGATGCAATGTTGATTCACAGAATCATGAGAGCACCTGAAAAGAGAGTTTTCAAAATTGATATTGGTAATATCCCACCAACAGAA